TCAAATACCTTTGTTTGTAGTGCCCTACTTAGGCGCAAGATATGGATACGAAAAAACTATAAACGCGTTTATGGGTGCTGCTCATATGGTGGTTAGTGCTAAAGCTAGTATATTAGAAAACTACAACGTAGAAGGCACAGGTGCTGGGGCTGTGTACACAGTAAAAGAATCTGTTAAACAAAAGATACAAAAACATGCTAGTAAGGAAGAAGCGGAAAGAAAGATAGAGCAGATGGAAGACCTGATACCAGTGGTCAAAGAAGCGCACATGCGAGGTAAGTTATACTCGTGGAACGCCTTGATGGAAGTAGGTACACAAGAACGAGCAACCTTTTTTGATAAATTTGCGCATCTATCTGCACTAGCATTTAACGCAGGTGAACGTTTTAATACTCAAACTACAATCATAGCTTCTTACAATCTAATTAGAGAGCAAATGGTTGACCTTAAAAAACAAGGCAAGAAATACTTTAGTCCTAGATTGGGTAAAGAAGTAGAAGTACCCACCGACTTATCTGCACTTAGAGACCTAGCAGCGCAAGATGCCATGATACAAGCACAAGAGACGAACGGTGGTGCTACGCTAGAAACTACAATGCCTATTGCAAAAGAACATGTTGGTCGTGTGTCCTTTATGTATAAGAGTTATGGTGTACTTATGAACACCGCCATGATTAAGTCCTATATGATCTCTACAGATAGGTACTTCAAGAATAACCCAGAACAGAAAAAGATAGCTAGAAACCAACTGTTGGGTGTGCATCTAAGTTCCCTACTACTAGCAGGTATTGGTGGTATGCCAATATATGGATTAATATCTATGATAGTAGACGTGTTCCGAGATGACGATGAAGACAGTGCAGATGAATTGACACGTAAAGCCTTTAGTGAGTATTGGTACAAAGGGCCTGTCGTGGCGCTAACTGGTGCGGATGTAGCTGCACGTATAAAACTAAACGACTTGATATTTCAAGAAAACAGATTTATGCGCGATCCTAGTTTAGAAGAAACACTTAGTTTCTACTTGGGCGGCCCTGCTTGGAGTACAGCCAAACGCTACGTTAGAATGAAAGACGACGTAGTAGAAGGCGAGTACCAACGTGCGTTTGAGAGCTTCCTGCCCGGCGGGTTGAGTTCTTTGGCTCAGGGATACCGTTATGGTACGGAAGGCATACAAACCCGTAGGGATGGAGATTTCATATACGAAGATATAACTGGAGGAGAGATAGCCGCTAAGGTGTTTGGTTTTGCTCCTGCAGAGTACACGTTTAGACAAGAGCAGAATGCTAGGAATACCCGTGTAAGCAATGATATAAAAGATTTGAGCGCTAAGTTGAAGAAGCAATACTACCTAGCATTGCGTATGAAGGATTATGATAGAGCGGAAGATGTAGTTAAGAAGATAAAAGAATTTAATGCTAAATATGGTAGTAAAGGGATAACTATAAGTAGCGACGATATAAAATCTTCATTACAACGACACATAAAAACTTCTGCTACCATGCACAATGGTGTGGCTGTGTCACCTTTGTATAGAAATCTTTTACGACAGAGTAACGAAGAATATAAGAAGTATTAAAAAAACTCCCCGATGCCTCGGAACATCAGGGAGCAAGGCAAGAGTAGCGAAGGGGAAGATGCTACTCCGTATCCTAAAACTTTATGTTGTACGCCATATACGTACTCCTAACTTGTCACTCTCTATGGTGGTTTTAGCTAGGTATTTCCAACCTTTTCTTTTAAATATCTCGTTAACTTGTTCTCGTGCTTTACGAGCATTGATGCAGGGTATAAACACCGAAGCGCCCACCCCCATGCGATCCCAACGTACGATAATACGTACGCCATCGGGTGCTATGTCATCAAGTTTCAGCATCTTCTTCTAAATCAACACTAGAACAATCTATACATATTACATGCGTCAATGGCATGTCTGTGGGTGTTCCCTTGGTTAAAAACTTTTTCATAGCCTTGCCTTTGAAGTTATCTTTAAAATCTTGTATCAAAGAACTATAGTTTATCTGTTGTTTTACACACCATGCTTTCAATACTTTAGGTACTATAAATAGCTTCTTAACATCAGTCTCATACCTACCAACCAACCTAACTTTAGGATCAAACTCGGGTATGACTAATCCGTCCATGCCGTTGCCCTGACTCTTACGCATATCATCGGTGCTTCTAATTTTTAGTATGCTACCCCAATGCTCATGTACAAAGTCATTTAATACGTCAGCCGTAGAAGAGATCATATCGTTAGCCGTAGCTTTATTCTCTTTCAGTAAGCCTAGAGCATATCTAAAGTAGTTCTCTTTGTCGTATTCTAAAAACCCAAGTTCCCGCGCTAACAAGAACCCTGCTACATTAACGGTAGAACCTGCTGACCAATGCCTATCCTGTGCGGTAAGTTGTGCTCCCGCATCCAACTTCTGCTGTACTTCTTGTAATAGTTTTATAACCCTATCCATGTTCTGCATTAGGTATTGCAGGTAAGGAACGCCCACATGCCCGTATATGTTTTGAGAGTTCGCTTGGTGCGCGTCAGTTAGGTGCTTAGTCTTAGATTCATCAAATAACTTAACCGCTTTTGTTTCTAGCATACGAGCCGCTTCGGCCTTCGGAGCATTCTTAAAGCTACTAATACGTTCAAGCACACTAGTATTACCTGTAGATATAGACAACAAACTCCAAGGTTCTCCACGTACTCTCTCTGTGTTTGCGCTACCTGTCATCCTGTTACGCTGTCTACCACTAGATAGTTGATAGATTAAATCAGATAGTTGTTTACCCTCGGCATTGGTTAACTCATCAATATAGTAAGGTAGGTTTTTATATACCTCCCCACGTAACATCAAGGAGTTATTAGTGTCTTGCGCCTCAACTACTAGAGTCTTTGGGTTGCCCCAAACAGACGCGCCTACGTGCATGGCGGTGGTCTTACCTAACCCAGACTCCTTACTATGAACGTGTAAGCTCGAACATGCGATAGGCATTAACGACATAAGGGGTGAACCAAAAGCACTGGCTACTATATATTGATGTAACTCAAAGCCATCTCTATTATAGAAGTTAGCCATTTCTTTCCATTGTTCTATAGTACCTTTAGGTTTAAACGCACTCATTAAACCTGCTGTAGCTTTAGACGGTGGGTTACTCTTAACACCATTAGCTGTTACTTCTTGGTTGCCTAAAACAAACGCTGTATGTGTATCATCAGTCCAACCAAATTGAGTACGAGCCAAATCAGCTTTTGTGGTAGCCTGTAACTCGTTGATCCAAGTAGTCATATAAGTCATAAGTTTATCCATCTTTGTTAGTGCCACGCCTTGCATGGACATTTGTTTTCTAAATTCTTCTCTGGAAGTTACTGCGGTAAGCGGAACCGTGAACTCCCGCACACCGTCTTGTGGTAGGTGTAAACGTATTACTACAAGTTCACCAAGTTCGGAATCTACAATACGACTCACAATATAAATGTCGTTATGGTATATAAGTTCTTCGTCGGGTTCGCCTTCATCATTTGATGTGCGTATGTATACGCCACCATTATTAGCACCTCTAAAGTAGGGCTTGGGGTATGTGGGAATCACATACGTAGTAGTAGGTGTATTTGGTAGGTCAAGCGCAGGTACTTCTACTACGTTGTCTTCTTCGGTAGCTTCACGCACACTACCTCCCAGACTTATGGGAGATTTTATTTTGCCCCAGTGTGGGCATTTGGTGCATACGTCTTGCTTAAACTCATCAAAGTGATGACATAGGTAAGGGCCTTTAATCTTATCAAACTTATCCTGTGTTTCTTCTGCTGAATACTCAGGGTGATTCTTAGACATAACGTGCGCCGCTTTCTGCCCATCAGAACAGAACTTAGCTATAGATAGACCTGCTCTCCATATAGGCTCACTACACTCGTCTTGCTTTGTTACTATGTCAACTAACTGCGCACAGCTAGATTCTCTAGTAATAATATCTTTGAACTTGAATTGTTTGTTACCCATCAAGGCTTCTTGAAAAGCGGTAATCGGCGTTTGTTCCACGGGTTTAGTCGCTACCTTATCCGCACCTATCACCTTAGAAAATTCATCTAGTGTCATATACTCAGGCACATGCCCACTATAAAAAGTTACTTCTGTCGGTGGGTCAGTCTTGTGATTGTGTGTGGTAGGTATGCGCAATACCCTAGCCGCATCGGCAGTTACTGACGCATCAATAGTAAAGCCATGATTCTTACACAACTGTTTCAAATGATCTGCTACAGGCTTCCATTCATCCCTGCTAACAGCTTCAGACAAGGGCCAGTAACAATGTACACCCCTACCAGAATCAACTAGCAACGGGCGTGGTAACTCAACCTTCTTACAAAATCTTTGTAGGGCTTGGAGACCTTCCTTCTTGGTTGGATAATCTCTGCCTTCCCCGCAGTCGATGTCCATAAAGAAAGATTTTAACTGTTTTACATTGTCGGCTACACGCGTACCACTTTCTTCAAACGTAGCCAGTGCAAAGTATGGGCTATACCCACGAGCATCTAGCTTACGTGCTTCTTGTAGTAACGAATCATAGTTAGTATGAAACGTCTGGGGTCTATCGTGTTGTCCTAACTTAACCGCAAATAAACAGTAGTATCCATCGTCGCCAGTGACGTGTCGCAAAAATACTTCTGCATCCATAATACATTCCTAATTCCGAGGGTGGAGATAGCAGGGGCGCATGACGCGCCCTTTTCGGTTATACCTAGCTAAGTTTTTGGACTAGTCGTCCCAGTCGTCTACGATTGATGCAAGGTCAGCGTCAGTCTTTTTTGGTTTCGGTGTTGCTTTTTTACTGACTTTCTTTGGTTCGGGTGTATCACCAAACTCACCTTCAATAACATTGTTAGTAGGTTTAACTTCAACAACCTCAAAAGGGTTATCATCTTTCTGGAATGTAAAGCCACCTTCAACCTTGCCGAATGGCGTGCTAGATTCCATAGGTACATATTTAATTACTTGCACCGCTTTCAAACGTAGGGAGATTCCTGCTTCACGCATGTTGTAAGGCACAAAGATTACAGCCACATTGACTGTACTGCCTGTGGTTAACATGAAATCTTCTGGTAGTTTACTCCCATTCGAGTCCACTTGTACAGGTTTTAATGTTGCCTCTTTACCATAAGCACCTTTAAGGGTAGCTTTGTAGGTGTACATACCGTCTTCGTCTTTGTTGAAAGGCATATCTACTTTCTCAGGCCACCCTTTTTCTTTCTTAGCCTCATACGCTTCACACATGCCTAAGTACAAAGCCTTAGCCTGATCTTTAGTCATACGAAATTTGATCTCGTACCTAGCGTTATCGTCAAACGCGTCACAGGGTACTGTGCGGTTCTCAGCGTTATCGAAACGATATGGTTTATTTATACGAGGCCATTGTGCCTCAACGTTTTCTATAATGTAATTACTATTTTGATTAGCCATAACTATTTACCTTAAATAAAATTAATTTGCATTTATATTAAACCCGCCTTCAACTACACCAAACGGTGAAGGTTCGCTAGTAGCAGGAACAAACGATGTAATAGCACGCTTAGTATCTTCGTGCACTACCATTTTTGCTACTTTAATCCCTGTATCCGTATCAATAGGTCGGACAGGTTTAAAATAAAGTTTTGGAACAACGCTGTCTTTAGCAAACATAATGTTTGTGACAACACTAATTACTGCTGTACCATGTGAAGATAGGTGACGAGCATATTCTTGCATGCCCATGTTACCACCCACTACCTTACCAAAAATAGTAAGGGCGTTTATCTGCAACTGATACACTTCTTCAAGATCTCCTTCAAATACAACAGCTAGTCGTTGTTGAAACCGACAAGCCCTACCACCATTCTCACCAGAACCACGTACGTTTTGTGTACAATCCATACACCTACGTGCTTGCATGTTTTCCTGTGGTACATTTGAAGACGGTCTTTGAGTATCATCAGACCAACATATTGGGGCAGTAGACTTATTAGGGTCAAACTGACTACCAAAATATGATCTAGACACAGGTGCGGCATTCACGATAATTACGTCTATACTGTCTGACGATAACACTTCTTGTTGATTATCCCCAACCAGACTAAACTCACCACCACGTATGCTTATCCTTTTCACTAAAAGTCTTCGTCTAACATGTCTACATCCTGTAGCTTTTTATATCCTTCTGTCTCCTTAAAAGCCGCAACATCAAAGTCAGCACCACATTTGTAATCTTTGTTGGTACTCAAAAAGACGTTTTCAATCCCTTTAAGGTTATAGCGATACGTGTTACCTATCTTTACATACAAGTCTTCAGGTATCTTGCCTTTACGCAACCACTGTCGGACTGTGTGTTTAGATACACTAAACTTATCAGCTACCTCCCCAATTGGAACAAAATTATTTGACATTATTTTCTCCTTACTGAAACAATATATTCAGAATCAACGTTAAGACCTTTTGGTACTTGGTCTGGGTTTTCTTCAAGGTATTGCTTCATGTTGTTCTGGTTTACACGTTTATCTAATAACTCTGGCACTTCGTTCTCCAATATAAATTCGTGCATTGAAGACCAATCACTAGTCCAGTACCGTGTTCTAGCAGAACGATAAAACAAACCCGCTGTGGTTCTTACACTATCGACACCCTGTTCCTCACAGTAGTCCAGTAAAGCACGCTTTACCTTACCTAATTGTTCGGATAACTCAGCATCTCTCTCTTTAAATTCTGCCGATAACTCGCTACGCTTATCCTTTATCTTTAAATAAACAGTAGTTAGCTTCTCAGCGTTCAATGTTTCTTCACTCATACTACGCTCCTTATTAAAGGGACAACCAAAATAGCGTATTATTGTGTACTAGTCAAGTATTTCTTTATATAAGTCAATCATTTTTGTGTGTATGTCTATTCTATTGTCCAACATTGTGTAAACACGTTTCTCTACGTACGATCCTTGTAGGTGAACAATAGTACACTTTTGATCCTGACCTGATCTGTGTACCCTAGCATTCGCTTGCGCGTACGTTTCTAGCGAACTGGTTGGCGACCACCACACCACAGTGTTAGCCGCTGTAAGTGTTACACCGTGTGCCGCTGACTGTGGTTGAATGACTAATACTTTGGGATCGTCTTGTTCTTGAAAGCGTTTAAATATGTCAGTGCGTTTAGGTGCAGGTACGTCACCATTAATTACCTCTGTGGTTATACCATCTTTACGTAACTTGTCAGTGAGTAACTGTATGGTGTGTCTGAACGGCACAAAGACTAGAACTTTCTTACTTGATTCGTCTATAACTTCACGCAATACCTTATACCTTTTAGTTATATCAAACTCCAATGACTCCCCAGTATCGGTATATACCGCACCTGACGATATTTGTAACAGCTTGTTCATGTTAACTGCCGCATTTGCCGCCGTGATCTGTTCACCTGCCGCTTGCATAATCATTTTGTTCTTTAATTCTTTATAATATTTATTTTGTTGTGCCGTCATACTAACTTCTCGTTCGACATATACCATAGGTGGTAAGTCTAAACATTCTTCTTTGGTATAACGTATGGCGGGTTGGAGTACACTGTGAACTGTCTGAGTAGCATCGTCCTTTGGTATCCATTTAAAGTTAGTTACCTTAACCATTACCTGATCTCGGAACGACCCAAAGAATCGTGGTACTCCATTTGGGTTAACTAACTTGGCTATGCCATACGCATCAGTCGGACTTTGTGCCGCAGGTGTACCTGTCATCATCCACAACCAAGTGTCCTTGTTAATTATTTTGGCTAGTGTTTTCCACCTCTTGGTCTGTACGTTCTTGTAGTGTGTGGCTTCGTCTACAATAATTAAATCAAACCCACCATTGGCTACCTCATCAGACACTATCTCTAAACCATCGTAATTTATTATCACGTAGTCAGCACCGTTGTTTATTATTTCCTTACGCTTTTTTGCTGCCCCATAAGCTACGTCAACGGTTCGGTGCATAGCGAAGTTAAATAAATCATTACGCCATGCCGATTCCATAATAGATAGGGGGCATATAACTAACACTCTGTTTATCTTACCTTGTTTTAGTAAATAATCTGATGCCCAGATAGCACTGGCTGTCTTACCTGTACCTTGTTCGTTAAAACAAAATGATTTTTTATTCAGTGTAAAGAAACTTGCCGTAAACTTTTGATGTTCGTATGGATCATACCTACCTGTCCATTCATACCTACCCTCTATAGGTGAGGGTGCATTTATACCTATATTTCTCAATACCTGCACTTCATCAACTCCCCAATTAACTAATACTTCATGCTCTGATAACGTCTTACTCTTTGGTATACAACTCGTTACTCTCCCGGGGGAACGTAAGTTAAGTAGCAGTGCTTTGTTATCTACAATCTTCAATTTTTATTCTCCGTTAGTTAACCTCGTAAAGCGGTCTTCGCTCTACGATTAATCGGCCTCGCTTCGTCCCAGATGAGGCTAAGTCTGCTATGTAGGTCTATTAATCAACACCTTTAGACTAACTTAATTTTATGTAGCATACGTATAGTCAGGAGGACAAAACTGGCTACATCATTTAAAGACGCATCAAGCTAAGCGTCTACACACCACCAAGCAAATTACTTTTTCTTAGGCTTATGCCCATTACGAGATCTATTCTTACTAGGACTTTCTAATTTATATCCATCTTTGTTACTGCCACCATCTTTCAACATCTTGTTGTGACTAATGTCTTTACCTTTACGTGCGGCTTTACCATTCTTCTTATCGAACGCACGCCTAGCACGTTGGCGTTCCATTCTTCTTTCAAACGTTTCACTACCAACAGGGGCGTTTACTTGCTTCTTTCTTCTACGTCTCATTAGTGCCTCCCATTGTGCACACATTCTGTAACTAAACAATGTCGTTTACATAGCCCACTTTGGTGAGCGTTCCATACATCATTATCAAATGCTATTTCCATACGATTGTAATCAGCTAACCACTTCTCCCACATCTTACCAGCGGAGCTTGAATCGTAGGTATCTCTTATTAACTCGTTACAGACAACAAACAAAAGCCCCCCCTTTACAGTTTCGATGTCGGGGTAGTGTTTGAATACAGCGAGTGCCATCAACTCAAGCTGTCCTTTATCTGCATACCTAGTATTCTTTCCTGTTTTATAATCAATAACCCAAGCAGTCTTGCTTTCTTTATCAAGTATAACTAAATCAGCGATCCCTCGCCACCATACTTCCTCATCTCTAAAGCCACACGGCTCTAGGTCTGCCGTTAACCCCATTTCCAATTCACAGAGTTTTTCCCCCTTCTTAGCACATAGTGCATCTATCGGGGCTTTTACATATACGTACTCTGGGGGTAACGGTTTCCCATCTCTTACATACTCTTCAGCGGCTAAATGCACCGCAGTCCCATACAACATAGCCTCAGTTTCAGGCTCTTTGTAATCCTTTGCTACCTTTAGATGATAAAACTTTTTGGGGCATTGTTCAAAGGATTTTATTCTGCTGAAAGACCACGGTGAAGCACCCACTTAGATGTTTCCTACTGTAAACAGCGTTGCCACAGCACCTACAGCTATTACTAACAACTCAGCATAAGTAAAGCTACGTGTTTGTCTCAACCACGTTCTGACTTCCATCTTTGTCTCTTTTGCTTCTTCGAGGGCTTTATCAGCCAATTCATTTATTTCATCTAGTGCTTTTTCTATATCTTTTTTAGCCATTATTCACAGTCTCCATAAGATTTACCAATGCCAGACTCACACGTTATAGGCATACCTTCTGCCCATGATGGTGTCGTACTCATACACTCTTCAATGTATTGTCTAGCCTCATCTAACTCATCATCAGGTACACAGCATACCACAGAATCATGCACTGTGAGTACAGGCTTGTATCTCTTAGCTATAGCCAACATCTGTTCACCCATGATGCACCTAGCAATGGCTTGGCATACATTCTCTGTAACCTTACCACCGTAGATTCTTGTACGCCCACGCCTAGTCATGTAACTAAACTCTGGGCCTCGTTCGCCTTGCTCATACTGTAAGTCATCGTATCGCATTACTAAACCGCTAGGCAACTCTATACCATAACCTGTTTGTGTGCGTACAGCCTTAACAATATTTCCTGCTCCAAACGAAATTGTTCTGTCTCTCGACATTTCTACCAACATGTTCTGACAGTTACGCCAAAACTGACTGATCTTCCAATTAGCGTCTCGGTATATCTGTATGATCCTACGTGCCTCTTCTACATCTATAGTAGTACCAAACGACTTCAACTGTTCAGCAAATCGCACTGCACCCATGCCATACCCTGCACCGAGTATCGTACTCTTACCAACAAACCGTTGCTCTTTGGTAACATCTTTATCTATTACATTGTATATTCTAGAGGCCATTTTAATGTATACATCTTCCTTGTTAGCAAACGCATCAACCAAATCATTTTGCCCTGCCACCCACGCAAGTACACGCGCCTCGATCTGTGACGAATCACAATCTACTAGTGTGTAACCTACTGGCGCAATGATACTGGACTTCAACTTCTTACCATTTACACCACGACTAGGTAAGTTTTGTATATTGATTTTGTCATCACCACCCCACCTACCTGTGTGCGCGGCATAGTACCTCACTGGGATAGGTATTAGTCCACGTTTAGCAATACCTATAAACCTCTCAGTACGTGATTCTTCTAGCGTACTCTTAGTACCCAAACGTGCAGTAACAAGTGCTTGTACTCTAGGGTCATCATGTTCTTGTAGTGCTTTAAACGCTTCATCATTTTTAGCGAATGCGTAGGTTTCTTTGCCAGTCGTCAGGCTAGTTTTCATCGGGGGTTCGACATTCATCGATACCAGTAACTCGGCAAACTTAGGGTTACTCATTAACTGTTTACGTGTTACACCAGTAGATGTTAGTAACACTTCCTTTATCTGTTGGGTATCTTCTAAGTGTTGTCGGAGTAATCCAATATCAAGATCAAGCATAGGCTCAGTAAACATACGCAACGTCATATCAATGATACGCATCTCTTGCTTAGGGAATCCCTTAGCCATACGCATAAACAACTTATATGTTAACTCAACATCATTAATACAATAGTCACCATACCTACCTAACTCTTCAGGTGTAAAGTCTAGCCTATGCTTACCTTTAGCATCTAAAACTTCTGTCCCCTTAGTGCCGAGATTATATCTTTGAGTAAGAGCATGAAGCGATCCACCAACCTCGACACCATGTAATGCGCGAGCGATACAAAGAGTATCAGCAAGGACGCGAGGACGCACATCAAAAACCCAAGAGAGAATAGCACCATCGAACATAGTGTTATGACATAACAACATACTGTTTGCCCAATCGAAAGTATCAAGATATTTTTTGATTTGTTCATGTGTTCCACTAGCCCACTCCGTTTCATTGTCATTTACTTTAACACCTACACCGATCACCTCGAACTGAGGATCACGTATGTAGGCTTCCGTTGTTACCTTACGTAGTGAGAAGTCTTTGTCGTAGTACGTCTCAAAGTCTAACGTAATTAAATCCATTACTTATTCCGTTCCATTAACAGGTTAAGATACCATTGGGCTTTCTCTAAATCTTCAAGGGGCTTACCCTTATACTCGTAACGCCACAGATATTTCATACAGTTACCCTTGAGATAACCTAGAAACGCATCATGAGTCATACTAGATTCAATACCCTCGATACACTCCACGCCACCTGTATTGTAGTGATTCGGATTGTTGACTACATCTTCAATGTTATCGTTAGGGTACTGCTCCCTAAAGTCTTCCCACTTCTTAACAAGTGTAGGGTGGTTCTTCTTTAACGCGTCCCACTCTTCGCTAGTTGCATCAACCATTTTCTTCCTCCATATTTTCTTCACACAAAAATTCATAGTTGTCCCACACTTCTAGGGCATGTAGGTGAAACTCAAAAGCCAAATCAAAAGCCTCTTCAATATGCAAAAAACAACAATCCTCGGGGTTTGCTTTTGATGACACGTATATCTCTTCTGCTAATTTATGTACCCTTACCAAATCGCGCTTGGTAAAAGGTTTTTGTTTATTTGCTACATCTACCATCTTATTCCTCCTCGTTATCGTCAAAGTGTTTAAAAATTTCACGCCAATGTAACACGTTACACACGCATACAATCGCAATCATTGATCCTACAAACAACCACATAAGTTCCATATCATTCTCCTAAAAATTAACTACCATTATTTGTACGCCACGCGCCTTCTCAGCTTGTAAGTATTCAAGCCAATGATAACTAGGATCTTCATCTTCATCTTCTAGTTTCCATAGACGGTTGCGCTCTTTACGTATTGCCATATCAATACTTTCTAACTCAGCCTCAACTACAGGCTTACCCTCAATCACCTAAGATATACCGCAGTGAGTGAATCGTATCCTCATTCGTTACCGTAGCTATACCACCTGCTTCGGCTATCAATTTGAGTTGGTGTTTCTGTAGTTCAGTAGGTTTATTATTACCTGCCTTACATTCAATACCAAAGAACCTACCTTTATAACAACCTACTATATCAGGCACACCACTCTTACCATATCCACCTGTAGCAGGGAAAAAGTAATATGCTCCGATCTCTTTTAAGTAGGCGACAATCTTCTTCTTAACCTTACCTTCGGGGGTTAAAGCCATGTTATTGCTCCCAGTTCCAGTCTGTACGAATGTAATATACACTATCTGATAGCTTCATGCCAATATCGTACATGAACTCACCACTATCTAAGATAGACAACACAGATACCTTACCTTGTACATCATGTGGTACTTCGTTATGAGTAAATACGGTTCCGAACTGCCCAAAGCTAGGGTCGTAGACAGCCTGACCTCTAGCCGTCTTTGGTGCACCTTGATATACAAACTGTGTGTATACATCACAGGCATGTAAGTGTACCTCTTCGGGCTTGAGCCATACAAGTGTCATGTACTCATTATCCTTGGTATTTAGATCCTTGACATAATCGAGGGCTTGTTGCAACGCTGTAAGCTGTTTGTCCATGCACTCATCAACACGCACCAATCCCATTTGATACATCTCAAGCATCTTGTGTGCTACGGCGGGTAGCTTACCTTGCCGTAAAAGGGCAAAACCTGCATCTACCGCACGCCTATCTAAATCTTCCCTGCGCTTGTTATGTTCTTGTAGTATGTTATTGGATACAGGGTTGTGTGTACACTTGGCAATATCCACCATACGATTGGGACGTAGGTACTTACGCGCATTTTTGACTGCCTTGTCTATGTTCTTACTAGTCAACGTAAAGTATTCATTCGGTGAGTTGTGCATACAATATCGTTGATTGTCAATCAGATGGCTGTGCACACAATACTGGGTATCATGTGCTCTATCATAATTGTTAGGCAACGTCCTCACAGATATTCCGCCCATCTCAACAAAATCATTCTTGTCATACAACGTTAACGTAATAAGGTTACTGCTTTGCGATTGCACAAACACCTCAACATCAAACAAGTGCTTGGTGGCAAGGTGTAAGAAGTTATCAAGTTCCTCACTGTAATAGCCCTCAACGTACTTGCGGTTCTCGTAATCAGGAGCACGTTTGGCTTCCTCGAGATCCTTGACTGTACATATATACCTACTTACCTGTCGTTGCTTACAACTATACGTTACATTTTCGGGTACATTATGAATAAACATATGTGTTACATCTCCTATTGTTTTGGTACTTTGTATTCTTTGTGCTTGGTCTTGAACCCTGCATGGGTATCTATCTGTCGCTTGAACTTACTTGCGAACTCCTTTGGATCACTTGGTAACGTAACCTCTTGTGTCTGCCAGTCGTACCAAGATAACTCATCGAGCATCATTGACACCACTGGGGTACGTCGCATGTCTTGGTCATCAGAGAGAATAGAACGAAACTCTAGGTGGTCGTCCATTGCATTGCCAGACTGCTCACGCAACTGATGCCGTCGTTGCCAATCTCTGTCAGACTGATGCAACATATCACGCATGATCCACGCCCACTCAGTAAGATCATTGATGGCACTGTAGTATGGTTTCTTTTCCTTGCTGATGCGGTAACGTGTAATCGGTTCAAGGTGCATCTTACTTACCATTGTCCACTCGCATGTAACTGGATCACGCGTGAAGTCAAGGTATGAGCCGTCGCAGTGCTTAGTCATAGGTTGTGAATTCCACGCTGTAGCACCATGCGTTATGCGCTGTTGTTTAAGGTTGTCGTACATACACTCGTTGACCCATTTGGACTTGGGTAAGTAATACTTTGTACCATCACGCGTTACGGCGTACTGTTTGCCTTGCTCAACAAGGAATGCCATGTTGCTTGGTAACGCACGCTCAAGGAATGAGTAGCGTTGATTGTGGTGAGCCTCTACACCATAGCCGTTGCGAATGCGTATTT